TTACAGGTCTGAGGCTCGCCGGCCGTGGACTTCGACCCCTCCGGGCCACCGTCCGACCTCACCATCAACTTGATAGACGACGCCGGCAACGTCCAGGCGGTCGGAGGCTTGTACGTCGGCGCCTTCGGGCGTGAGCACCGTAACACCGGAGAGGACGGTCGGCCCGCCGATCTCCGAACTCGACCGCGGGGAGACCAGGCAGCCGGGCACGTCGGTGCGGACCACGGCGCCCGGTATCTCGTTGTTCGTCACCGGGTCACGGGTCGGTGGACCCTGCCGTAACACGCCGATGGTGACGGTGGCAATCATGCGGCCCTGCGCCGGTAGGTGTGCAGGATCGCCAGCTCGGGCAGGGTCCACCCGTCGAAGGTCCCCGGTCGTACGGTGAACGGCCCGGCGGCCAGGTGCTCGGCGTGGGCAGGGTTGGTCACAGCTCGTGCAGTGGCCGAGACGATGACCGCGGCCAGATCGGCGGCCGGTACGGCATCGGTAAATCCGTTGCCGCGCACGTACGCCTTGACCATCGCGGTCACCGTGTCGAGCTGCGCTGTGACCTGCTCCACCGACAGGGCGCCGGCGCCTAATGCTGGCTCGCCCGGTTCCCTGCCGAGGAACGTGAACACGTCGAGCGCGGTCACGGTCAGACGGTGATACCGGTCAGGGTCACGATCGCCTGAGCGTTCAGCGGCGCCGCGTCGTACCTGGCAACTACCCGGATGGCCTGCTGGTCGTAGTCGCCGAACGTCTCCGAGAGAATGACCACGGACGGGGCCAGGTCACGGGCAACCGCAACCTGGCTGAAGTCGACGAGCGCGGCCCGTCCGGTCGGCGGGGTGGCCGTGGTGTTCGGTACCCGGTTCGTCACGGTGACGCCGTGCCCGAGTAGCCGGTAGGCGCCGGCTTCGGTGGCATCCGGCTGGACGATGTAGCGGCCGGTGGTGTCCTTGACCTGCCGCAACCGTACAAAGTCCCTGCTGGTCATGATCCAGCGGAGCCGGGTCGGGTCGACGTTCGCGGCTAGCATCATCCCTTCGGCGTCGAGCATCTTGTCCAACGTGAGGGCGCCACCGACGGCCAACGTCTGGGTGCCGGGGTAGGAGAACAGTCCTCTCGGGGTGAGGATGCCGTCACCGGACGCGCTGAAGAACTGGGCGTCGAGTTTCGCGGCCACGTCCCGCACGAGGCGGTCACGCAGGGCTTGATCCAGCGAGACGACGGACTGACGGGCCAGCTCGTTCGAGAACCGGGTCAACACCTTTACCGACTTCATCGTGCTGGGCAGCAAGGTGATCTCGTCGAAGTCGACGTCCCGCTCGGGGATCAGCTCGTTCTCACCAGTCCAGCCCGGATCGGTGACCGGGCCACCCAGCTTCGGGATACGGACCGGGCCAGCGGAGTTGAAAATGCGCGGACCAGAAGCAAGGAACGCGGAAGCTGCCTCGAGGGGCTGCACAAGGATGCGCTGCACCTGTACGGCGGTCAGTTCCGGTGCGGTTGCGGTTGATACGGCCACAGTTGGGCTCCTGACGTGAAAGTCCCACCACGGGGACTAAGGGGTTGGGTTCACGTCGAGCGCCGGGCTCGCAACATGCGGGCGGCCACCAGGGCCAACACTCAGCATACCCCGCCAGGGTGTCAGTCCCACGCGTGCGCGGGCGCGAGGCTATCCGGGCGGGGGTGACCAGGGCGGGCCCGCCGCTTCAAGTCCCCACGTCTCCCAGCCGAGCCGGTGCGGCTCTGTGTGTCCGACGTGAGTCCTGTCCGGACCCATGTAGACGTTGCCGTTTCCGTCCACATACTGGGCCTCAGCCGACAGGACCTGTGACTCGCTGGCGTCCAGCGCTTCGGCCTTCCGGCGGATCAGTCCCCAGTAGTGGCGGCGTGCTTCCTCGATCTCCCGGTCAAGGTCGTCGAGGCGGGCACGTGCCCTGTGTGCTCGCGCCCGGCAGGCATTGGAGCAGTGACGCTGGTCGGCGCGGTCCGGCGTGAACTTCCGCTGACAGGTGACGCAGCTCTTGCGCGTAACGGTTCGTGACGGCTTGGCCATGCAAAGCAGTCTTCCCCCCCTATCCGGCTCGGCTGCGCAAAATCCCGGCCAAGTCGACGGTATCGCTTCCGCCGGTGGCGCCCTGGCCTATGTCACCGGAGGGTCGGCGGCTGGCCAGGTGCGGCTTTGCGGCGAGCAACTGGTCAATGGCGGCGTCGAGGATGGACACGTCTTCGAGGTGGTTCTCGTCGAACCGTAGGTCGGACGGGTCGGCGAGGCGGTTCGTGGCCCGGACCAACTCCAGGTGGAGCCGCTGGCTCATGGCGTCTGCCTGACCGGCTCGGGTCCGATACCTGGCATTCTCCCGGCGCAACTCCTCGACCACCGCACGCGGGAATGTGTCCGGCTCGTCTGTGCCGTCTGCCGTATCCTCGGGGGTGTCTGTGGTCGGGGCTTCCGGTTCTGTGGTCTCAGCGTCGCTCTCAGCGGGTTGTTCCTCGGTCATGGTGCGGTCCTCTCGGTGGTTGGGGTGGTTTCGCGGGCCCGGATGGCTTCTATCCGTTGGATGTCGTCGGCGCTGTATCCGATGCGGGCGAGGGCGTAGGAGGCTGGCAGCAGACCGGCGCCGTACAGCTTCACGACCGCGTCCGCTTCTTGCGCGATTGATCGGGTGCCCGCGTCCGCCCAGGACACGCGGATGGCCTCGGTGTCCGGGTCGGTGCCGTGCCGGGCGGCGACCATCAGCTTGCCCACGTCTTCCCATGCCCGGCCGAAGGTGGCCTGACGGGCCTCAGCCCTGGCGGTCAGACTGGCTTCGGCGGCCCGCAAGCTGTCAGCACTCGCGGGCTGGTCGGTCAGCGCGCCGATGTAATGCGCCGGCAACGCGGACACGGCCATGATCTGCCCCAGCAGGACCCGCACACTGGCCTCGTACCCGGCCAGGTCCGCACTCGGGAGGGACCCGAACCGTGAGCCGGGTTCCTCGGAGACCATCATCCGGTTGCCCTCGGGGAACGGGTTGACCGTGACCGTTTCACCGGTCGGCATCCCGAGGTCGTCGAGCACCGGTTCCTCAACCAACTCGATCCCAGAGGCGAACCGGCGCGGCCTGCCCGCGTACTCGGAGGACACGAGCATGTCGGACAGGGACTTGTTCAGCCCGTCGACCAAAGGCACCAGGTCGCTGATCTCGGAAACACCGTCATCGAGCAACCGGTCACTGTTGCGCAGCGCCACAACGGGGGGACGGCCGAACGGATTGCGGAGCACTTCGACGGTGCGGAAACCGGTCGTGGTCGCCCCCGGATTATCCGACCGGAGCCGGGTCACCCGGCCGGCCTCGTACAGGACGGCCTCGGTCGAAGTCGGGGTCTCCCACCGTTTCAGCGCGGCAGTGATCCGCCGGGTACCGGGATCACGCACACAGGAAACCTGCCGGGCGGATTCGATGCTGACCTTCGGCGCCCCCGCATTGTCGGCCCAGACGATCACGTAGCAGGTCCCCAACGTCAGGGCTTCCCGGTGCGCGACCCCGGCTTCCTGGTCGAGGTCGTTGCCGATCCAGTCGGCCCACAGTTCAGCCGAGGGCTGCCCGGCTCGTTGGAAACCGGTGATCCGCAACCTTTCCGCCAGCGACCCGACGGCCAGACGGGGAATGTTGCTGGCCATCCGGCCGAACCGGGTTCCCAGGGCGAGTTTCGCCTCCGGGCTGAGGAAGCTAAGCGGCTGCTCGCCCCGGTAGTAGGCATCCAGCTCGCCGTACCGGCCAAGGGGCTCATCGAGGCGCTGCAGGAGAGTGGTCAACAGGTCGGTCACTTGAAACTCACGGCCTTTCGTCGGGTCGGTTTGCGGGCGCGCCAGACGGCGCGGGAATGTGCCATGACCGCGCACGCGGCCAGGTCGATGTGCCGGCGGGAGTCGCGTCGTTCCTTGACGATCCGCACTCCCCGGTTGTCCTCGGTGACGATCGCGTTACCGATATGCGCGGCAAGGTCGAGGTCGCCGGAATGGGTGCAGGCTCCGTCGATCGCGGCCTTGTAAAAGTCGCTGGTAGCGGCTGAGACGCGGGTCGGTGACCAGGGGAACTCCACGACCGGGAACCGTTCGGCCTCCAGCACTTGCAGGGTCCGGGTCCAGCGGAACGGGTCGGCGACGATCTCGACCACGTTGTACCGGCGGCAGGCTGCGCGGATGGTGTCCTCGACGTCGACCACGGGCACCCGGTAGGCGGAATCACCGGGCGGTGGCTGCCACAACGCGAGCTTGTCCATGTGCGGGCTAGCGGAGACTGTTGCCAGCAGTAGGGCGGTCGCGTCGGAGTTGAACGAGCCATCCAGGGCGATCACCACATCGGCGCCGGCCGGGATCGGCTCACCGGTGCTCAGGGCGTCCCAGGTCCCGGCCGGGAGGAACTTGCCCGACGTGTCGGTGACGAACTGGCAGAGCCGGGCTCGGCGGAACGTGGCCTCGCGGGTCTTCGGCGGCAGCAAAGCCACCATCGCATCCGCGTGCAGGAAGTCGCCCAACGCGGGATTAGCCAGGGTCCAGCAGTGCCGGCAATCCACCGGGTGATCGGTGAACTCAGCCGCGCTGAACTCCCGCCACACCAGGGACATGTCGGCAGGATTCGCCCGTGCGTAGGCGCGCATGTCGGCCAGCACCGAAGCCGAAGGGTCAGCACCGGGTGTGCCGATCCCCAGCAGGGTCGAGGTCTCCCGCTTGCCCTGCGCCAGGGCCAGCACCTCGTACACGTCACGGGAGACGACGCCGATCTCATCCAGAATCGCCGTGGTGAAGTCCAAGCCCTCCAAGCGTTTCGGCTCAGCCGGTAGGCAGGTGAACGACGCGCCCCGCTCGGGCACCGTCAGCTTGTCGTGGTAGGTCTGCACCCGGCTGGACAGCCGCTCGTCGAGCTCCACCATCCTCGCGGCGATCTTGAACACGATTCCGGCCTGCCGCTCATCCATCGCAGCCACAACGACGGCCGCGCCCTCATCGCCGAGCAGCAGGTCATACAAACCCAGGGCGGCGACAAGGGTCGACTTGCCCTGACCACGGGGCAGCATCCACCCGGCCAGCCGGGGGCGGGGATCGGCGTCGTACACAGAGCCGATCAGGTCCACCTGCCACGGCCGCAACCTGAGCCGGCCACGAGCACCAGCACCCTTCGGCACCGTTACGAAGGTCTGGCAGAACGCGGCCACCCGCTCAGCCCCGGACTTTCGAGAACGGAACGGCAGCACCGAAGGATCGGCAGCAGCCTTAGGACCGGCGCGCACCGCTAGATCACCGCCCAGGGCGAAACAGGACCGGGTGAGTTATCGCTCATTCGCCTCTCCCGGAGTGGAGAGAGCGACCGGTGGACGGGGGTGTCCCCTGGGTTGTCAAGTCGACACGCCCGCCGTTGGGTTGGGTCATCGGGCTGCGCCCTTGCGTGCGTTGCAAGGCCGGCAGAGCACTTGAACATCACGGAGCCTGATTACTTTGCCCGCTGTCTTCCGTTGCCAGGCTTCCTCGGTGTGGTCGACGGTCAAGTCTTCGGTGGTCTGGCAGTTGCTGCAGAACGGTTGCATCCTGCGGGCTCGGAGGCTCAGTGCCCGCCAGGTCCAGTCGTAGCCGCGTGCTTCGCGTGGCCGTTGCGCCCGCCGTTCGGTGGTGTGCTCGGGGCAGCGTGATCCGGGTGAGGGCCGGCCGCAGTCGAGGCACGGTTTCAGGGTCATCGTGCTCACCATCGCCGGGCCGGGGGGAGCGGCGGGTCACCGTCGGTGGGCTCGGTGGGCCAGGTCGAGGCGGGCAGGTAGCACATGAACACTCCGGCCGGTTCGCCGGTGACGGCGGTCTGTAGCAGGACCGCGGACCTGTAGACCGGCTTGCCGTTGCGGAGGATCAGCGCGGGGTCGTCGTAGTAGACGGCGTCCATGAGCGGCGCGTCCGGATCGGGGGGATTCACTGGGCCTCGTCGAAGGCGTGCGGGATGCCGGCCCGGAGCAGGTCGAGGTAGCGGACGATATCGGCGGCGTTCATGGTCGTGATCAGTAGGCCGATGGTCATGCGGATGACCGCTTCGAGGAGGCCGACCGGGTCGCAGTGTCGGAGGATCGCGGTCTTCGCTTCGAGGTCGCCGGCGATGCAGGCTTCGACCAGGGCGACGGCGTCCCTGGCGTTGTCGGCGTCGGACTGGGCCGGACGGGCGTTGCTCATACGAGCCCCTTCTCACGGGCGGCGAGCTCGGATGCGGCCATGCGGCGCAGCTTGTCCCGGTAGCCGTACGGGTCCTGATGCCAGAACGCGGCCGACAACGCCCCCGCGAGGACGTGCGCGACCTCCCGCAGATCAGCGGTTTCGAGGATGGCCGCGGCCTCAGCGTCGTGACGGTCGGCCATCAGCGACGCGAGCCTGTATGCGGCGACCGAGCTGGCGGGGCTGGGTCGCTTCCTGAAGTCATACATGGGTGTTCTCCTCGTGGGTGGGACAGTGGCCGTTTCGGGGTGGGACATAGTCCTTGGCCAGGTGGGACATAGACCCGTTTACGGGTAGCGACCTAGTAGGGAGCGCCAGCGCCGGAACCACGTAGATCCCTGCTCGGGCCGATTCGGCCTTGCGTTCGCCTCGCCGGTGCAATCTGAGCAATCCGGCTTCGGTCAGCCGGTGCAGGCTTCGGCCGGCTGCCGACTTGGATATGCCGGTCGCCGCCGCGATCCCCCGGAGTGGCAATGCTGGTCGGGTGTGGCCTCGTCGTTCGGCTTCGGCGACGGCGTGCCTGTAGACGTGCTCGTCTGTTTCGGTGGTGGTCGCGGTCCAGCCGTCGGCCGCGTCCAGTTCGGCGAGGACTTCACCAGCTCGCCGGCTGACATCGGCGGGGGTGAGCGCGGGGGATTCGGCGATGCGCGATTCGGCTCTGCCCCAGGCGTCTTCGAGGTTCTTGAGGTGTCGTGCCCGGCCGATGTCGCGGCGGCGGCCGTCGAGTCGGGCTTGCTGACCGAGGCGGGATTCGGGGGAGGTAAGCATGGCGTGCCATTCCGGCCATTCGTGGCCTGCTTGGATAGCCGACATCGCCGTGGAGACGAGTGCTCCGTAGATCGCTCGGCTGGCCCGGTGGGTTCGTAGTTCCCTGCTAGACACTCCAGTGTGGATGCGGTCGACTGCCCAGCCGGGAAGGGCGCGGCGGGTCACGGCCGGTGTCACGCGTGATGTCACGGGTGACACGTGGATCGAGGTCTTCACTCGGTGCCGTCCCCCGGTCGGAGCAGCACCGCGAGCCGGTCGCGTTGGTCGGCCGACAGGGGTGGCCAGCCGGTCACAACCTTGTTGATGTGCTCTTCGAGCATGGCCGCATGCAGGTCGCGCCGCGCCGCGATCAGATCGGGGTCGTCCGGGGTGCGGGATCGGGAGAGTGCGCCGATCCGCGCGCGGGCGTTACGCCAGTCGGTGGCGTGGGTGCCGGTCATCGGTGGTCCTCAGGGCAAGGGTGAACCTGGCCCCGCGATGACGGGATGAATGCGGCCGTGGTGCCCGGACGGAATCCCGGACGGCGCTACCGCTCGCCTACCCGCCGATTCTAGCAGCGAGCGCGGCTAGCGTGACCTGGGACATGCCAGCATCCAGGAATCCGCGGGTGAGCTTGTGGGCCTCGTCGGCGGTCAGCTCCACCCGCAGCCCGCACAAGGGGCACGGAAGGACCCACCGGTTACGGAACGCCCCTGCCGCGGCGTGGGCGTCGATGTTGGAGACGGGCCGGTCGTCGATCAGGTGCTCGACGCGACGTTTCGTCCCGAGGTCGTCGCCGATCGCGTCGCCGTACAGGCGCAGCTTGGCGACGGTCGCCACCTTCGGCGCATGCGACTCGGCATCGCAGATGACCCGTACCTTGCTGGTCATGGCTGCGTCCTGGGTTCCATCCGTACTGAGGCGGGGTCGAACTTGTGACCGCGTTTTGCGGGGCTCAGAGTGACAGTGCACAGGGCGTCGATGACGGCGCGCTGGGCGCCCAGTGGCGCGGCGGCGAACGCTGCCGCCGGGTCCGGTGCGGTCAATACACCAGCGGCGCCGCTGCCTGCTGTACGTGCTCGGGCGGTCTCGGCCTTGACGAGCTGGGCGCGGGCCTTCTCGGTGGCGACGGCGAACCGGCGGCCGTCGATCAAACCGCTGTCGTAGTCGGCCTCGATCCGCGCGAGCCGGCCTCGTAGTTCTCGTGTCTCGGCAGTAAGCCGCTGGGTGTGCTCGGTGTCAGGTGCGGTCAGAAGGTCGGCCAGATCGGGTCGGGCAAGTCGGGCTCGGATAACCGCCGTAACCAGGTTGTCGATCGAGTCACGCATCCTCGTGATGTGCCCGCCGGTGGGGCACCGGTAGCGTGTGCCGTGGGACCGGACAGGGCCACCGCAGACGCCGCAGAGGTAAAGCCCCGAGCCGAGGTGGCGGCGGTGCGTGCCCACCCGGTTTGTGACCCGGCGGGGGTCGGTCAGCATGTTCTGCACGGTGTCGAACGTCGTCTCGTCGATCAGCGGCTCCCACTGACCCGACTTGCCGGTGGCCTGTCCGCAGTAGACGGCGCGGCCTGCATAGCGGGGATTGGTGAGCATCGTGCGCACCGACGATGACGGCCACGAGCCACCGTGGCGGGGAGAGATTTCTTGCTCGTCTAGCCAGGTGGCGATCCCGCGCAGTGAATCCCCGGAGACGAGCCGGTCGAACATGCAGCGCACGATGGTGGCCTCATCGCGGATCGTCTCGCCGGCCATCGTGTAACCGGTCAGGCGCACCCCAGCCGGTGGCTTACCATGTTCCGCCCGCTGAGCGGCTGCCCGCTTCTGACGGGCCGACTTCCTCTCAACTTCGGCGCGGGCCACCGACGCCTTGATTCGGGCGAATAGGCGTCCACCGTCGGTGGACAGATCGGCCTCACCGTTGGCCGTGACCAGCAGGAGACCGCTCTCCTCGGCGGCGTCGATCCAGTCCTCAAGCTGGCGGGGCTGGCGGGTGAGACGGTCGAGGTCCCAGCAGACGAGGGCGGAGAACCGCCCGGCCGCGAAGTCAGTCACCATCCGGTCGTAGGCGGGGCGCTTCGCGTTCTTCTTCGACGCTGAGATGGAGTTGTCGAGGTATTCCTCGGTGACGGCCCAGCCGCGCTCGGTGGCTATGCGCTGGCAGTCTTCGCGCTGTCGATCAACGGCCAGGTGCTCGCCGGTAACGTCAAGGGAGACGCGGAGGTAGATTGCTGCCGTCGTGGCGCTCAT